CCCTTATGCAAACGATAATGCATATGTGTAGCATCGGTTTTACACCACATCACATTGTTGGTATGGAGATCGTTGTGGACAAACCCGAAATAATGTTGCGCGGATGTGAGCGCCGCGCAAATCTGGAAGAGCCACGCCGCCCAGCGGGCATCTTTGGTCGCCACCATGGCGGCATCATCGTCGTCCTCATTATCTAACAGTTCATCAAGAGTTCCCTCGGCGCGCTCGAGCAACGTAACCTGCACAGGGAAATCGCGAAATTCGACAAATTGTTGTATTTCACTTTCCTCGGAATCGCCGGATCCATCACTACCAGAGTCGTCGGAATCACCGGATTCCCCAGAATCTTCCGATGTACTCAGGCGTTTAAGACGTAATTTGGGCACTGTAAGATGTACAGGTTCGTCGGCCGCACAGTCCGACGTCACCATTGGTTCGGACTCATCTGGTACGTGAATCGCGTCGTTTTTCGTATGAATTTCATCGGGGCCGCTGATTGATACAAAATCGCCCGCATCAAGTTCCTCCAGGTCTTCCGTTAGGAACGCCGTATGATTCGCTGTGGCAGTTTCATCCTTAAATAGCGAAAACAGTCCTATACGCTGGTTGCGGCGCCACCAGATGCGCTGTTTCAGACTGGCATAATCGTCGGTTATGTTGTAAATATATTTATCGACACGCGCCGTATATGTTCCAAATGAGCGGCACCAGTGTGGCGATAGGCCGCTTTCGACGAGCTTGGATGCATAGGCCGCAAAAAGGGCGTCTACATAGGCTTCGTTGAGCGGATCATTTATTTTAGCTAGGGCCCGCTTCCAGAGTTCGCTCGCCGCCGGAAGTGCGCCCTCACTCGGCCATACATATGATCCCTCCATTGCACTAACCGGCTCGAGTAAATGAATACGTTTTACAAATATGGCCTGTTTTGTGCCGTCCTTCATTACGAGATTTGCATCAAAACTAGATAAGTTCTCGCGCTCCACGGATGCCAACAATTCGCCGGAAAGGCCGACCCAGCACGCCTTATACGCGTCGACTGATCCGCCATATTCCGGGTTAAGACGTTCTAGTGCCGAAAAGAACGGTTGTGCCTGGGTGAACTCGGGGAAGGCGGTTATTAGAGGCGCAGGTACATCGGCTTTAACAGGAATGATAATCAACGATGTAGGAAATTCGGGTGCAGTGGGTTTGGCTACGCGACCTGAACTGCCGCTCGCGCTTCCGCCGCCACGGCCACGACCAGCGCCTCCACGACCGCGACCGCCGCCACCTCCTCCCCCACCTCCCCCACGTCCTCGTCTCGGCATCGGTCTTCCATTCGCCATCGTTCTATACGAAATGCCGGGTCTAATTACAGGCCTATTACGCATTAGACCCGCGGGCATTTGAAACCCGCACAAAGTGCCGGTTTCAAAATGCGTCGCACAGTCTTAAGGCCTAGGAAATTATAAATGGGCACCCACAGGTTGCCCGTCGGTCTAACAATGTCTCTGGACGCACTTTGTATTATTATGTAGGCGCCCCCTAGGTTCGTATAGACTTGTATATACTAGAACACATTAGACATTTGCTCAAAAAGAAACCTAACTACGCCGAGTATAACGACGGCGATTTATACGAGCTTTCTTTGTTGCTCTGCGATTCCTGCGTGTTCCGCCAGATTGTTCGGGGCATTTGTTCAATTTAACAATAGTGGTCCAATCTCCACCACCGTTGTTTCCAAAATAGGGCTCAACCAGCCCAATATGCCTCAGCGGCAGAACGGGCTCGGCCCATACGCCGTCCACAAAAGGCAGAAAAAAAATTCGATTGACATATAGACCACCACTAAAACCGAAATGTAAAATTCTAGCCGTAGTATAAGAACCAACGCCGTCCACTACTCTGAAGAAGCTTATGCAGTCGCCACTGGTTAGTACAACAGGTTCTCCATCAAGTACTATATTTATACTATCTTGGTCAGACCCTTCGACGAAAGTAGCTCGTGCTGGTGGTGGTAGTAGTGGTAGTGGTCGTGCTGCCATTGTTTATAATTATATATGAGAATGTAAATGGGGCCAGGTCTAATATATTGGCGCCCGCCCTCCGCCCAGTTGCAGCAAAACAACGCCCCTCCATTTCCGCGGTACTAAACCGCACCGGTTAAATTTAAAATATAAAATCGGCCTATGCATATAATGACTACACCTGCGGGAGCTTCACTTTCGGCAATGACGATGGGCGAGCCGGCTGCCGCGCGACCTACACTGAACCTCCGGCTCAGCAAGTTTAATATGAATATGATTCCCGACGACGCAGTTGCTCTGTTTATCGGGCGACGCGGCACAGGCAAGTCTTGGCTTATTAAAGATCTTATGTGGCACAAACAGAAATTCCCAATTGGGACCGTTATTTCGGGCACAGAAGGCGCGAACGCATTTTACTCAACCATCGTCCCCAGCCTGTTTATTCACGAGGAATTCAACTCGTCCATTATCAGCAACGTATTGAAACGCCAGGATATGTTGACGAAGCAGATCCGTAAAGAAGAGGCACTCCGCGGCGGGTCGGCATTAGACCGCCGTTCCTTTATTGTTATGGACGACTGTATGTATGATAATAGATGGATTACCGATAAATATATTCGTTCTCTGTTTATGAATGGTCGGCACTTCGGCCTGCTCTACATCCTTGCCCTACAATACGTTATGGGCATCCCGCCAGTATTGCGCGGCCAGGTAGACTACGTGTTTATTCTGCGCGAAAACCAGGTTTCTGCGCGTCGCCGAATCTACGAACAATTTGCCGGTATTTTTCCGTCATTCGAATTATTCTGTCAGATTATGGATCAGTGTACGGAAAACTACGAATGCTTAGTTATTCATAATGGTTCAAAAACGAATCGCATCGAGGACTGCGTTTTCTGGTACAAGGCGCAAACGAGGCCGGATTTTAAGATTGGTAGCCGCGAACACTGGGTGAAATCGGTCGAGTTCGAGCGACTAAAAGAGGCCGCAGAGGCCGCTGGTGAAATGGGCACGCCTATGACGTCGAGTGGCGCAGGTGTGACTAAAGGTCCGATTGTACAGGTACGCAAGTACTAGACTCGGTGTCGTTGTAATGTGAGGCTAACGCAGATTCCAATTTGATGTATTCTGCGTTTGCTATTGTGCAGGAATGAAACTCGATCGCATTCGTTCCGCCGTGTGTCGTTATATGCACAGTATGATAATTGTTAACGACCTTAACGGATTCTATATGCTGGATTGGTATAATGTACCTATGCACGCCGGTTGACGTGCTAGACACGATACGCAAAATATTACGTCCAATCTGGAGTGTTGTCATTTCTATCATGTTTAATGACGTTGGCGTTTAGGTCAAGCCCACACCTACGCCCACACCCACACCTGTGCCAGTACTACCAAACCCACCCGCGCCGCGTAGCGTTGCCCCACCAGGGATTTCCGCAACTACGCGAATGTCATCCCACGGAAGTAGATCTGGCGAAGCCAACTGGAAGTAACGGTCTCCGCCATTTACGCTGAAAGCATCCGTGCCGTGCACAGAAGTATTATGCACGGCGCCCATAATCTGACCGCGATAACCGGCATCAATTAGACCGACTGAGTTCGCCATACGGAGGGGCGTTTTAGAAATCGACGAGCGCGGCAGAAGCCAGAAGGCGCGAAAGAGGTTTTTATCCGCGTCCCAGAATGCAGCCTTAACCTGTTGCGGAATCATTTTGCGTCCGTCGGCGTCGATATCGGCTGCGCCGCAGTACAAGTCGAATCCGGCATCACGGTCGGCATACGGCTTTCCTACATAGGCGAGTGCCGCAGCAGCGTAGATGTCGTGTGCAGCGGGGTCGGGAAGGACATAGAGGATGTACATTCTGTCGGTGGTGCGGGTTTGTCTGTCTGTATGCCACCCTAAGCACGCGCGTACAGTATCAATTTTTATGCGAGTTATGTCCACCAGGGCAATATGTATCTACGCTAAAGTCGGGCTCGCTGCGACAACACGTATCATTGTGAGCCGTGCGTGCGCCTTCAATGCGTTGTCCTGTAAGAGGATCAATAAACAAACCGCAAAAC